CGGAAAGTCTTAGAAAATCTATCATAAACGTATTTATATCCAGAATCAAATACTGCATACGATGATGAATTAATCGGGGCAAAGAACTCAACAATATTATTGGTAACGATTCCTGGGTTTTTGACCGTAACTTCAGTTTGTACAGCAGTGTCACTTAAGAATGCTCCACGATAAGGTGAAATAAACGCAATTGCATCTTTTCTGAGTTCTGCAACCGAAATAAGTTTTTGTGCAAGCGATTGAGCACTACTTATAGTATATGCAGCGGAACCCATAATTAAAAAATCAACTTTAAGATTTTCAGTGTTCTCAAATAAACTATATCCATCAGAAAGTTCGGCAATACTTGCAGTTAGTGCTCCTGTTGTAGTAATTGTGGATATTCCTCCATAATTTTTTCCATTATTTAAAATTAAATTACTTGCACCATTTGCTCCAAAAATAATACCATCTGCTTCTTGATCCCAACCAAAATCTGCTTGTAAAGTAAATCCAGAACTGTATCCGGTAGTTACTATACCTACAGAAGAATTAAGTCCAAAAATATAATCTGAATTAGCAGCAAGATATTTTCTCCAATATGAAGTATTTCCAACAGAGAATTGTGCATCGGATGCTTTAGAAAGACTTAAATGCTTTTCTAAAATTGTTCCAGAATTGCCAGAAATAGTTCCAAGAGAGTCTACTACGACTAAATGAACTTCATCAAATCTTGAATTTCTTGCTTCGGCATATGCAGAAGTTCCTGGTCTTGGTGAAACATTATTCCAATTAACTGATGATGTCGGAGTTAATTGTATTGTTTGTGTATCAAACCAATCTGATCTGGCAGTATATGAAGTTGACCCGTAAGAAACACTTTGTCCATTTGTGTGAAGACCTAGATTACCAGAACTAGTAAATGAATAGTTTCCTGACTGTTGATAATCAACTGTAGTCACTGTATTTGCTGCAGAAACTCGGGAAAGAATTTTTACCTCAATATTACTTACTCCAATTCCCGTAATAATTCCCTTAAGATACCCATCCAATGCTGAAGTTGTTCCAGTAAGTGGATCAGTTTTTCCCACTAAAGATTGAGTTACTCCATACCCAACCTGTAAAGCGACACCAACACCGGCAAGAGTATTAATACCACTTAAAATTTGGTCCGCTTTTGCATCAATAATTGCTACGGTAATTCCATTTGCCCAAGAACCTGGATTTTTTGCAGCAACAACTACACCTGCAAGAGTATTTTGATCATATCCAAGTTCTTCATAATGATCTAAACTTTTAATTTTTACACTAGTAGCAGTCCCAACAAAGGCATTTTTCATAGTTTCATCATCTGCTCTTACTACTATAAGAGATCCTCCATATGCAAGATAAGAAGAAGCAACCATCCAATTCTCATATTGCTTGTCTGTAGAATATGGTTGTCCAAAATTAGTTAGTAATTCATTTTCATTTTCTATTATAATTGGAGAGTCAACAGGACCTTTTGCGAAGGGTGCAGCAATTGCTCCAATTTTGCTAGAAGATGGTTGAACTCTACCTGAGGTTAGATCAACTTCCCTTACTACAATACCAGGAGATGCTAAATTTAGCGGCATCTTTATTCTCCGTGTTATCCCTAATTATTCTAAAAGTATTTATAATTTCATTCTCTTTGATATATTTATCCATAATACCAGGTAGGTGAACTATCTCCATATTCATCTACATTCCAAATTTCTTCCATATCCATTTTATTTTCTTCTGTTGCGATTAACCATCTATCTCCATTATTTTTATCTACAAAAACTGCAGTTTCTTCTAACCCGTTTAAAATAAACCCAAATGGAGCCATATCTTGGTCGATTTGATTTTTTTGTTCTTCGTATATTCTTTTTCTAATATCATTATTAGTCATTTCTTTAAAATATTCTTGAGCAACTAACCAGGCAAAAATTACAAGACACATTACTAAATCGTCATTACACCCTTCTTCTGCTTGAAATGAGTTATGCCTTTGAGTAAATGTTGTTAGTTCACTAATAATATCATAATCCGACACAAATAGTTTATCATCTTCAATTAACAATTTTAAATTAGAGCAACCTAATTTTTTAACCGCCGCTGTTGTTCTTACTCCAAGTTGAGATTTCTTACCGCTAAATCCAGATCCAACAATCTGACCGGCACGACCTTTCATAGAACACATTAAAATATTGTCATACTCCAAATCAAAATGTAAAATATTTGCAACCTGATCACCAATATCATTAACCTCGATAAGTATCCAAGAATTATCATATGCTTTTGCAACTTCATTAATGATACTTGGAAATAGCATCGGTTTAATTTCGTTATTTTTATATTTTGCAACAACTCTATATGGAAATTTTGTGATATCAAATACTACAAATGCCGAATAATCATTTCCTATCCCACGAGCAACATCAACGGTAATTAAATAACTACTATCTTCCATTGGATTTTCATAGACATCCAAACCTTTATTTCTCTTAATTGGATCGTCATATGCCAAAACTTTAAGTTTAGTCGGATTCACCAAAGTTCCTACAGAACCTAAAAACTCAGTCTCAAATTCAACACGAAATTGTTCTAGGCTTGTGTTTGCAATTGTTTGTGCCTTCCATACTTCGTCTCTACCAGGTACTTCTGACCAGTGCACCTCTGTAGGTATATAACCGTTTTTACCCCGTTCTGCGTCATGCCACATACGGTAGAAGTGGTTCATACCTCGTGGTGTAGAAACTATAATAACTTTTGTAGTTTTTCCTGAAGAAATAGTTGGATAAACTGAAGCAAAGAAATCATCAGCAATATGATTTGGAATGAATGCAAATTCGTCAAGAAATATAATATTATAAGAACCCCCACGAACAGCAGAAGCTGATGTTGAGGCTGCCATAATTTTAGATCCATTTTCTAATTCTAAACTACCTCGGTTCCACTGAAGAACACCTTGCTGCATCCATTTGGGTAAATTTTCATAAGCAAGTTGCAATCTTTGGAGCAAATCACGAGCAGTTGATGCTTTGTTTGCTAATATTGCAATATTTGCACTATCATTAAATAATGCATAATGTAAAAGATAAGATACTGCTGTAGAAGATTTTCCTGTCTGACGAGGCATTTTGCAAATGTTAAATCTATTATTGTGAAAATTCTTAATTAATTTTTCTTGGAAATCATAGAGTCTAAATGGTTGAAGACCATGATCTAAGGTTACAATTTTGAGATACGAATTTGCAAAATATACTGGGTCATCCTTACATTTTAAAAATTCAATAATCTGCTCTTCAGACCACTGAATCTGAGTATTTGCTCTTTTTAAATTTGGATTAGATAGATAGGCATCTCGTTGCTGAAGTTGAATATCCTCAATTGCCATATCAACAATTCCACTTTTTCAACGAAAGTGCCTTTCTAGTTGGGCGTCCCTTTTCGTCTTTCATTGGACCAGGCATTCCACCCATACGAGCACAGAAAGACTTTCTTCTTTTTGCATCCTTTGAACCTGGTTTTAATTTTGACGGTTTAGTAGTAACTGCTGTTTGTAATTTTGATCCTGGATTTTGTGCCCTATAAGATGCCACTCCTGTTGCATTCAACCCACCTTCAGGATTTTTTCCTTCCTTTCTTTGCCAAGCGGCAGATGCCTCAATCATGAATTGAGAAAGAGTTTTTCCTTCAAACTCATAATGTGCTAATTGAAGTTTTGGTCTTTCTGGTGCGGGAACATACGGATTTTTTGGATCTTCTTTTGGTGCCTTATATGGTTCATATGGAGATCCACCTTCTCCCTTTGCCAAAGGTAATTGTGGTTCTTTACCTTTTATGATCCTAATAGGAATATTTTCTGGATTTTCTTTAGGAAGAACTGGGAAATTCCATGTAGATTTTCCTCCACGAATAGTCGGACTAATTGTTTCCCTAACTAAACGATCTGGTCTGATAATGTCAATAATTCTGAGGAATGTATTACCATTTGCATCTTCAATATTAACATCTTCAGATACTTCTTCATCACTATCAAGGTAATCTGCGGCAGTATCAATATAATCTGTTGCCTTTGTTATTTTTGATTGAACCCAGGCAGGAATTTGTTGATTTCCTTTTTTTATATTTTTTCTCAATAAAGAAACTGCCTTCATAATCGTGCCAAATTCACTTCTTGCCATATATCCTTCATCATCCTTTTTCTTACCACTTTGAATCTCTTTATGATTCTCTTTTATCTGTTTATATTCTTTGGACTCATTTGCTGGATGAACTTGAGCAATACTAAACTTCATTTGATTTGTGGAAAGACTAGAAGGTGTTGAAAACATATCCCAATATTTTGGTCCATATTTACATTCATCTCTGGTTTCATCTTTTTCGCATTTGGGGCAGTATCTAACCATTCCAATTGCTTCTGACAAAGAATCCTTTGAAATTAAATCAATCGACTCTGATTTATTTCCCCAATTTGCAGCACCAACCTTACGACATTTTACAAGCGCCCCGGAGGCATAGGCAGAAGGCCAAACATCATATCTTGACTTTACTTTTGTATAACACGCATCTTTTTTTCCACTACCTTTACCTTTTTTATCTGTTTCTTCGTTCATTTTTGGTTTATCCGTGGGAACATAAGTTGGTTTTGATGCACCAGATTTTTCTGATTGATTTGGATCGGCAGCACTTTTTCTTCTCTGTGCAGATATTCTTTCTGCTTTAGTCATACTTGCTCTTTTATCAGAAGAAACACATTTTGGAGTTTCATCTTCATCATCTTCTTCACGAGCACAAGGTTCTCCAGAAAT